ATTAGTGGATGTATATCCAGAACCAGGATTAGTGATTGCGACACTAACAATATGACCACCACTTATGGCAGCAGTTCCAATAAACTCAATATTTCCAGTGCTCAAACTAGAAGTTCCTACACCAACATTTACAACTGTTTGAATTCCAGATCTATATCCAGATCCACTATTTCCAATACTAATAGATTGAATCGTTCCAAGACCAGATACGATTGCAGTTCCACCAGCAGCAACCAATGGTTGATAACCAAAACCTTCTGTTGATGCTATTGAAACAATGATACCACCCTTAGGATAACTAGAAATTCCAACATCAGGTCCCAGTGGAACCGTGCTGGTTCCCTGGAAAGTAATAGATGTAATACCAGACTGTTCACTTAAGAGATATTGGTCAGCAAGTCCAGGTGACTGGAATACATCATTAACTAAGATGATGGCACCTTCTGTTGAAATTCCAGGAACATCAGATGCATTTTGCTTCAAAGTAAATTCATTTTCCGTAGCATTAAATCCTGTAGAAATATCATCAAAAATATAGTTCTTATAGTAAGTTTCATTTGCTGTGTCCTGAATACCAGATCTCATAAAAGATCTTCCTTGGAAACTAGAGGAAGTAGTAATACCAGTCCAATCTCTTTCGTTTGGTGGATTTGTAGTTGATCCAATTGGAGTATTTCCAAATGGTGCTTCTACAAAATTCAATGTGTTGTCTACAATATTGTAGTTTCCTACAACTTTGGTTATTAAATCACCTGTTGCAGCAGTCCCAATCTTTGTTCCCAACCATTCCCTACGAACTCTGATGGCATTTGTACTACCAATACCAACACCTTCAATCTTCATAATCTCATCACCAATCTTAATAAGATCTGATCCGAAGAAAGATGTTATCCCACTAAAATATATCAGGTTATCTACGGTTAATACTTGTTCAGCAAGTGTGGTAGTCAGAGCAGTAGAAACTACGGGAGATTGAATGATATTATCAAGTGCAACAATAACTTTTGCGTTTTGATTGGTAGACACAAATCTGTGTGATGTACCAATACCGACACTTTCAAGTTCAACCACCTCAGGAATTGACTTCAGAGCATTTGCAGCACTGGTTGCAATTTTAATAACATTATCATCAACTTTAACAACATATAGATTTTCTCCTGGAAGGAAGGTTGTATTTGCAGCACCAACAAAACTACTTGTTACAATACCGATGGCAGAATCAGTTTCTCCAACGTGAACATACTTCAGTTTTTCACCAGATACGAAGAAGTGGTTTGGAATTGTAATTGTATTATTTGTTGTATTAGCAATACTAACATTATTTCCTTCAAAGTATCTTTCAAAGATTGGAAGATTTTCATGCTGCATAGCAAATGATCTCTTGATGTCAGTTTCTGTACCTTCATAAGATCCCAAATCACTAGTAATTGTTCCATTGGTAAAGTCAATCGCATTAGGTAACGAGGTGTCCTCGTTCAAAGACAATGCATTCATGTATACATTGACTACGGTGTTAATACTTGCGTTTGGAGTAAAGACGAGAGAGACAGTTCCTGCAGCAGAAACTCTAGATCCAAATGTTCCTAATCCAGCACCAGTTTCTACAACACCATATTCAGTATCATATGTCTGATAACTTTCGGTAGAAGTTACATAGTCATCAACAACAATAAGTTCAGAAAGTTGAGTTGAAGTATTAGTTGTGTCTGTAACTTGTGCAATAAAGTAAGCAGCATCATAATTATTTGGATATTCAGCAACTGTATTGATTCCTGGTGACCCTGAAGATGAAATGCTGGTTGTTCTAGCTTCAATTCTAGCTCTGGTAAGTTCAACAGTTCCAATACCCGTAATAGTATTTGTAGAAAGTCCTACTTGGATGGTATTAATTACACCTGTAGTTGCAATACCAACAGAAGTTGGAATGAAATCAACGTTCAAAGAAGATCCACTAAAGTAAGCATGATATGTACCAAGTCCAGTTGCAGCAGATCCACCAAGATTTGTAGCCAATCTACCATATTCTAACATTTCAATATTTGTTCCATCATGAACAATATTAAGTTCAATCGCTTCAAATTCTTCATTTCTAGTCAAGTCTGGATTAATATTAACCAGAACTTTAAGACTAGTGTGAGTATTTCCAATTGAAACAATAGTAGTCGTGACACCAGAGGTCACTGGAGAACTCTTAGTTTCAATTGTTGCAACTCCACCAAGACTTGTTGTTCCAACTCCAAGGAAATTATCATTTAAATTATATGGAAGAACACTAAGATTGTAATCATTGACTGTGTACTTGGTTGGATAGAATTGGAGTTGTGCTTCAGATCCAGAAATAGCAAAGTCAAAAGAACCTTGATCATAATGAGTCTCAACTCTACCATATTGATTCAAATATCCACGAGAATTGTCATGAAGGACATCGACAAGCATTAATTGTCTTTGTGCATTATATCTTCTATCTCTGACGTATGTAATATATTTTTGGAATCTAACATCACTTAAAGAGAAAGTATCTACTATACTAAAGGGGGTTGATCTTGGATTGCTATTAAATTGACCACCAAGATCATCGATAGAAAGAACTCTATTACCAGCAGATTCAAAATAATCCGTAAGAACTCTATTAGAGAAAATTACCTCATCAGAAACAAGTTTTGAATTCTGAGTCAGATTATTTTCTGTAGCAAGATCAAATCCATAAACACAATTTATACTTGCAAATCCATCAATATTATTAACATTAGTAACATTAGTAAGATCTGTTGAAATTCCAACAGACATATTGTTGCTACTTGTGGATTCTAATTGATAGTCCGAGAACTTCTTATATCCCAATGTATGGTTTAAAGAAGAAACGTCATCATTCCAATCATCATAAGCAACTCTAGATCTTAATGAATATGAGAAGTTTTGATAGTAGAAGTTGTCCTGAAGTTTTTGTAGATCAAAGTTTAATCTACCAAAATCTTCTTGCCAACCCTGCACAACTTTTGAAGTTGATTCCAAGTTGATATAAGAATCGAAAGAAGTAATAGATGATGCAATTCCTTGAACCTTAGAACTAGACCCCTTAATTACTTCACCAACGACAAAATTATCATCTGATGAAACAGTTAATGTCTTAATTTTTCTATCCCAACTTTGAACTGTTCCAGTTGCAGAATCTGATGTGAGTGTTTCATTAATAATAAAGTTTTTTGTGCTTAGGGTAGACTCAAATGTCGGGAAATGTTTAGATGCAAGAATCTTTCCAGAAGAACTAACTGAATTAAAAGTCCCTGGGAAACTTCCATTACTGAATAATCCAGCCATGCTATAAGTAACACTTCCAATACCACCAAGATTTTCAGTAATCCCCGTGACATCAAACAACTTATAGTCGTATCCAGAAGAGTTATATCCTAACCCAGTTGATCCCACACCAACACTAATACCCTCTACAAGAACCTTATCTCCTACAGCAAATGGGAAAGAATTGATAGTACTAAATCCAACAGATAATGTTGCTGTTACAGTTTCATCTGCTGTATTGAAAACAACCGTATTGATTCCAACACCTGCACTACTCTGTGTTGGTATAATTGTTGGTTTTACATTACTCATACCATCGGTATTCTTTAGAATCTCTACTTCAGAATTTCCGAGTGTAACTTTTAAATCAACATCAGTAATTTGTTTACCAGTTTTTCCATCCAATACGACAAGTTTAGGTGGAACTGATAATCCTCTTCCAAAAGAAGTAATTCCTACAGTATTAAATGTTGCTAAGGAATCTATTTTGATGATTTGGGGGAAAAGAATTCTGGGATTAAGTGTTGGATCTGATGGTAGACTAAATCCAATATCATCCAAAGTCATGTTCTTAAGAGAACCAACACTTGAACTCTTTGCCTCTAAAATAGCACCATTGCCATCAAGAGTATTCACTGTTGATATACCTGGCAATGAATAATAATTTCTTCCTTGATTAGTAAGTTCGACTTTTGCTATAGGACCATATGTATGAGTGCAATCAGTATCATATGTAATTAATGAGGAAGTACCATAAGAAGACTTCTCTGGTTCCTCTGAAATAGAATATGTGAAAGTAGTAGTTGTTCCTACCGTAATAGTATGAGTTCCATTGTAAAGACTACCTTTAGAAATAATGGTGTTTCCAGAAATAACTTCACTATCAGTTACTATCTCTGACTTTGTAATAGGGAGATCACTTTCATAAATTGGCGTTAAGTTATAATAAAGTTCATTAGGAGTATTTTCATCAACAAGTAATTCTGCTTTTGCGCCAGATGTTCCAACAATACCTTGTCTAGTTAATTCAAATGTGCTACTGTCTTTAGATTTTTCCCATTCTTTAGTAAAGTTTTTATCAACATACAAATTAAACTTAAAAGCTGGATAAGTTGTTCCTTGTTTTACATAAGATAGTGAAGAATCAGAAAGATCAAAAGTTACTGTAGAATTCTTATACAGTTTTACTGATGGAGATATTGGATTAATAGTTCCTAAGGAAGCACTAGTTATTCCTACGATTGTTGGTTTTGATTGAGTTGCATCAAAATAAGTGTTTGATAATTTAATTCTATTATTATCAACTCTTACAATGTAATAAAATCTATCACTTGACAACCCTACAGAAGACAACTCTGATGTGTGAATTACTTTGTCACCAGTTTTAAATCCATGAGAATTGATTGTTATCGCATTTGTTGTGGTGTTAACTCCAGCAGTTACAAATCCAACAGGATTTACGATCAATCTTCTGTTAAAGTCATTGTAAGTTAATGTTACAATTCCAGTGTTTTGTGGATTGACATTAACAAAAATATTGTGAGGTGAACTCAAACCATGAGTTTCTGCGGTAGAAACAGTGACTAAGTTTCTTCTGATATCTCCAGTGATTACACTATAGTTTGTTTTGAAACTATGAGTATCTCCAGTTCCAACATTCCTAAAGAATAGTGTAGTTGAAGTGGGATTTTCTAGTCCAACAAATGTTCCTGTTGTTCCAAGACCAACTCTTACAGTTGCAATTCCAATTAAGTCATCATTGATTTTTGCAACAAACAAACTTGATCCATCTGCAAGAGTTGTTCCAACTCCAACATTAGTTTCGTCTTGTACAATTATACCAGAACCTTTAACAGTTCCAATTCCTGTAGAGTATGTTACTTGATCTCCAGTTTTTAAATTATGTCCTGGAAGATAAATTTCTTTAGTTTGAATGAATACTGAGGTTGCGCCAGCACCTGGATTTGAGAAAGAAATCGTCGTTCCAATTCCAACTCCAGCAGTTGTTCCTAATCCTACGGATTCTGCAGGATCGAAGTAAATTTGTTTGTTTAAAGAATAAGAATAATCAGTTTTAAATCCAGAATTAATGCTAAATTTTCTAGGAACTTCATAAACAAACTTTCCTATTGTATGAGTAGAACCAACAGTGTTATCAAATGCTCTTAGAATTCTAATTCTAGAATTTAAAGGATCAACATTCAAAACTTTAACTTTTTCCGAACCTATAATTAGAGTATCATTTTCTCTAATATTAGGATAATTTAAATTACCAGAAACTCTAAAGTAAGTAACAATTCCAGTTACGTTAGTATTACCAATAGCAACTCCTGTGGTTCCTACACCAGTAATTGTTAGTCTATTCGTCGTTATACCAATATTATAAGATCCTTCAATACCAGATGATGTCGTAGATAATCCAGAAATTGAAACAGTATCGAGGGGTTCAAAATTATGAGGATTATCAGAGAATACTAAGTATTCCCCTTTCGATTGACCTGGATATACTTCAACGCCTTCAATAATGCTTGAAGCAACACTTATACTATTAACAGATCTTCCTTTTAAACGTGTTACTTTTGCTTCTACATCTCGACCTTGAGTTCTAAAATTATTAAATACGAGAAATTCATTAATTCTATACTTTGATCCACCTGTAACAATGCCGATACTATCAATTGTCCCAGGAGAAGTTGCAGTGATAGTCGCAGTTTGATTTAACTTATTTGGAACATAAAAATATGAATATTCCAAATCATCTTCAATAACATTTAAAGGTTGTGTATTTCTACGCCAATCATTAGAGATGTCAAAGGAATCATAATTTGATTGTGGATTAAAATTAAAATTATCAACAACACCTTTGTAATTATTACCAATTACATATGGAAAAACTGGTTTACGATTTTTTTCAAAGATTCCAGATGATTCTGCAAACTTATCATTAATGGTAGTAAAGTATGCATATGTTCCTTTTGGAAATTCTGGAGTTATGCAGAATCTTCCGTTATTTTCATCAAGAACAGTATCATCAGAAACTTCATTATGTGTGTAATCTTCAACAAAGAATCCCTCTGGGAAAATAGAAGTTGGTGGTCTATTATCTTTAAGATCAATAGAATATCCAGATCTCATCTGAGCAATAGTACCACCATTTAAATCAGAAAATGCATATGGACCATATATTGGATGTCCATCATAAGCAAATCCTAAAATAGGAGAGTGTTTTGTAGATTGAACTTCAATACTATTAACTTTTCTTAAATCTTTTTCACCATATAAAGTATTGCCATTCTGGTCAGTAGCAAAAACCGTTTCTCTAAGTTTTCTTGGTGCATATAAGTGAGTATATTGAAGACCAAAATCATCTGTCTTCAAACCATTTGCAATTATTCCATCATCTTGTGAAAAATATGAGGAATATTTTTCAAATAAATTTACTCTCCAATTTTGAATATTTGCTTTAAATACTGGTAATATCTCTGTTGATCCAGCTGGTATGACATTAATGACTGTAGTACCGAAATCATTATCATATCCAGCACCAGGTTCAATAATCTTGACATCAGTTACCGATCCATTTTCTACAACAGGAACTAATACGGCACCAGATCCATCACCTACTACATCCAGATCTGGTGTAGACAAATATCTACTTCCAGATTTTTGAATAATAACATCAACTATTCTACCATTAACAACAATTGGAGTTAATTGACAATCAGATCCTGATTGGAGTTCAACAGTTGGTTGTTTATCTAAGTTCAGAATTTCAGAAGATCCATACCCAACACCACCATTCTCTAAATGTATGGAAGTTACTGTTCCTCTTACGATTGGTTGGAAAGATCCTTTAAATGTTTCTGTCCCGATGGAGGAAATTCCTACATTACCAGATAAAGTAAATGTAATATCTGGATAGTTAAAGACGTGAGTTCCTACACCCACAGAAGTCATATTAATATATTGTTTTGTTCTGGTGTAAAATTCTT